GAGATGATGTGCGACTGGATAGGTGCTGGTAAGGTCTATAGTAAGGATAAGTGGACCACGAATACTCCTTATGACTATTATCTGAAAGTTCGCCAAGGGCGTTATTTTCATCCTGACACAGAAGCATTATTGCTGAACTGTTTAGATATAATCAAGAATGATGGATTAGATGCCTATCATAAATTCGCAAAATCTGTTATAAGGGGCGGATACTAATGGTTGTATATGGTTATGTAAAAGACTTTAAGTATGCTGGGGATGGAACTATGCAAGTACAGGTTCGTATTCCTAATGTGCATGGGGCATATCAGAAAGCAGATTATCAGGGCAAGAGAATCCGAAATTATACAGAGGACCAGAATTTGCCATGGTATCCATCTTTGATATTGCCACATGAGCCGTCTGATGGGGAAGTTGCAGCTCTGGTCAGTTTAGATTCTACTTCCTCAAATTTTTTAGTAATAGGTCTAACTGGCGGTTCATATAACGCAGGAACTACTAATATTTAACCTATATATAACCTTTTATAATTTAGATAAATAAATTATAGGAGTTACTATGAAAGTATATATTCGGTCAGCAATTCTACCTATAAGTGATGAGGATCCTGATACTAGGAAAGAACTCGCGAAATCTGTATCTGATGATGAGGGTACTATTGCTCAATTAGCTTCTGATAAAGATCGTAAAATTAGAGAGCAACTTGCTAAAAATCCTAATACACCCATAGAAACTCTGAAGAAACTCTCTACTGATAAAAGTTATAAAGTTAGACTTGCCGTAGCTAAAAATCCTAATACTCCTTCTGCAATTTTGGCAGAAATGGTAAAAAGAGAACGCCCAGAATTTACATCTTATTCTGATTATAAGAATTTAGCACTTGGCGGGGAGTTATTTAAAAATCCTAATACACCATTGAATTGCCGTTTAGATTTACTTAAGGCATCTGGAATGCGTTACCAGTTAGACATAGTGGGGAGTGTTGCTCGCAATAAAAATACACCTGTAGAGTTATTATCGGCAATAGCAGATATGGCAATTCAGGGAGAGTATGGTTTAGTCTTAGAGAATCTTGCACGAAATCGTAATCTGCCTGTAGATATTTTACGCAAAGTTGCCAATAAAAGTTTAGATGGATATTACTCATTAGACATTCGTGGGGCATTAGCAAAAAATCCTAATACTCCAGCAGACATTTTATTAGAATTGTTAAACTATGAGTATTTATCAGACGAGGAACGGGATATTATATTAAAACATCCTAATACCCCCAAGGATAAAGTAGCTGAACTCCAAGCGGCTCGTGCGGAAGAAAAAAAGAAAAATTCTTTACGCCAGTATATCGGTAAGGATATATGGCTTGCTGGGGAATTATATGGAATATCCAGAGATCATCCTTGCTATTTCAGAATTGTATCTAGGGTAGCCAATGAAAGAGGAACATATGCTGTAAATGTATTATATGAGAATACATCTTGGAATACCCAGCCAATAGAAACCTATATGAATGAAATTGAAAATTACCGATTAGATGATTCTGAAGATAGCGATGGGCAGATATATAGACCTATTGAAACTTATACTACTGAAGAACTTTTAGACAAGTTATACCCTAATTATGATTAGGAGATTAATTTATGGCAGAAACAACATCATTAGCATTTCCAAATATGTTTAATATTGCCGCTAACCAAGTTAGCGTCATTGAAGATACGGCATCCGTAGCTAATAGAACTAGGCTTTTAATCTTGTCTAATCCTACGGAACTTTATAATAACCCAGATTTTGGGGTTGGATTAAAGAAACATCTCTGGCACTACAACAATGAAAATGAGCGTGCCGTTATTAAAGATGAGATAGTTAATCAACTACGGTTACATGAACCTTGTGTATATCCTGAACAGACTAAATTTGCCGATGGTTTACTTTTTACTGGCAAGGGGGATGCCAATGCTACAATGAATTACAATAGTGTGGAATTGACAGTAACCCTTCAAACTATATTCAAGGAAGAGGCCAAAGTAACATTAAATTCTGATGCAACTAATCAATAAACCTTTTATTTATATAGGTATTTTATTTATATAGGAGAACATAATGGCTGATTCAAACCGTGTTTCATATACAAGCCGTGACTATGACTCTCTGTTATCAGAGTTCAAAGATTTAGTCCCTAAACTTACAGATTTATGGAAACCAGAAGCTGACGCTGATCCAGGTATGGTACTTGGCAAGTTTTTGGCGAGTGCTGCTGATGTTCTTGGAGTAAATGTAGATTATCTTGCAAATGAAATTTTTGCTCCATCAGTAGTTCAGAGAAAAGATGCTGAAAAGATTTTCGGACTTATTGGATATGATCTTGGTTTCTATACTGCTGCCCGTACAGAAGTTACTTTCACTAACAATACTTCTGATACTATGACATTAGATTTCGGGTTTAATGGGGCTAATTTTTCTACTGTAACCGCCACCACAGATATTACAAATACCGCTAGGGTTATTACCTATAATATTCTTCCTATGACTAGCGGATATGGAAATACGAGTAGTAGGAGCAGACGAAGTGTTTTAACTGACTACATTGATGTATTTTCTGATATTGACCAAGTTACTCTGGAATCTGGGGAATCTTGTACGCGAGTTGCCATTGAGGGGGATTTAAGAAGTTACTCCATTTCTGTTGCAGAAGTAAAGAAGAATAATTATGTTATTACTTTACCCTCACAGCATGTTGATACTACTGCTATTTGGGTGAGGGGTAGAAACTCACTGGCTTCTACTTCTTTTGATAAGACACAATGGATTCAGGTTGCCAATGTTGCACAGTTTGATACCCCGGAACCCCGATTTGCAGTTACATATGATAACTATTCAAATGCTCAGATAACTATATCTAATTATCTTAACCAATTAGCCAATTATGAGGGTTATTATCTGACAATATTCTGGATAGACTGTTCTGGTGCTATTGGATGTGTTGGTGCTGATGTTCTTGGAGATTTAATGTTTGCCAAAGAACAGCAACCTGGGGTAAGCTATCAGGCCGGTGAGATTCAAATCTCCAACCTATCTAATACAGTAGAGTTTCCGCATACTTACACAGTTACTGGTAAATCACCCGAAACTGCAAAAGAGGCATATCATAATAGTCGTAACTATATCAATACTTATGATAGCCTTGTAACTCTCCCAGATTATACAAGATTTCTTAGACGTGAGGCTGGTGTAGATTGCGGTGTTGTTCTTGATTGCCAAAAGGCAGTTGAAATCAATATGGCAATTTATAATGATGAAAATCTTACGGATGCTCAAAAGTCTAAAATGTATATTACCAAAAATGATTTTCCTGCTGGGGCAGCTACTAGTGCATTTGACTGGAGTACTGCATTAGGTCTTGGGTTTGATCCCGAAAGTCCTACAAAGAATATCTTTGCCGCAAACTTCAAGAGATATACAGCAGTCTGCTTTGCTATCCATAATGATTTTAAGAATGATGAGTGGGGACAAGGTACAATTCTCCCTGCCCAGATTTCAAATACCACTAACTTTATTAAGTACAGACCTCCGCAGATGTTCATTGATAATGTCATTGCAGATTTTAAGCCATTACAAGCTATGTCTGTTGATATCATATTCGGAGATTGTAGGGTGTTTGATTTTTATGTTATTGGTCAAATTTATACTAACAAACCTGTTAGCAGAGATGTTGGTAATATGATTATTGCAAAGGCGAAAGAAGCTTTGGCTTTATATTTTGCACCAGCTAACAGAAATTTTAATCAGAAACCTTCTGTTATGGAGATTGTAAACACGATACAGGGTTGTGATGAGAGAATTATCTATTTTGATGCAGGTTCTCCCGCTAACCCAGTTATCAAGTGGGTACATGATCCTAGTTACTTTAACTACATTTCATTTGCTAGATACAATGAGCCTGCCAATGCAAGTGCTTGTATCAGAATTGCACCAGAATGTTTGATTAAACAATGAGGTCTTTATGAAGATATATATTAGAGCATATTGGTATGACGATGAGGATTCTAGAGATGAGTTTATCTATGGACCTAATTCTCAATCTGATATGGATGACGATTTGCCTTATGAAGTGTTATCAGATGATCCTTATGCTGATGCTAGTGGTTATGGGGATTTTGACGAGTATGCTCTTTATGACTATTCTGAATATGAAGACTTTTATAAGCAGATAAAGAAAAGGCAAGTTTTTGTGCCTATGCGTGTAGCCAGAGACATCCCTGATTATAACGCCTATCGTAAAAGTCTGTTTGGCACATTATATCTGTCAATGAAATCTGGGGAGTTGATAGCAGATTTATATAATGAATTTTGCCGTGACTTTCCTGGAATAATTAAAGACGGATGTATAAATGAATCAGATATGTTGTTGGAACTTGTGGATGCTACCTTGTATGCCCAAAGTATATTAAAACCATAATAGGTATTTGAATTATGCAAATCAAAGATATACCAGTGCCGGAAGTATATAAAGAAGAATCAGCTGATTTCAGATTTTTTCTGAAATGGTTTGATTATGCGTTGACAAAAATCCAATATGATATCACTAATATGATGGACCTTTATGATCCCCTTAGGTGCCCAAAAGATTTACTTTGGTTACTTGGAGATACTATGGGATTCAAGTATGATGATAGGGGAGAGCTTTGTGAGGCGTTTAATCGTTTCATAATGCTTTACTTTATGTCTTTGATTAAGTATAAGGGTAGCAAGACTGGCGTTACATTAGCTGCAGAAGTCAACCTTAAGCAGAAAGATATCAATGCCTATGGTCAGGAAGATGATATTCTTTATAGCCGACTAGAAGATACTTCAATTCCAGTCAATTCAGTTTATGTTGAATCTGATGTTGACGAGGGATATATCAATGTTGTCTATTTTACTGATCAGAAACCGATAGATGCTTGCATTGAATATGTAAGACCTCTCGGTATGTATTGTTTCCAATATGCTGGTGTTCGTATTGACTCTGCTACAAAGATTTCCATCGATGCTAGATTAGCAAATGCTTCTGATTCTATGGGTTCTATCGGTGCTACTAGGGTTGGACATTATACTAGAAATGACTATGCAAGACTTCAGCATATGAGTAATGAGCCAAAGCAACATAATAATCTTAATGATACTAGGGCAAAAGCCTGGGCAAGGTCATCTACTACTCCTGTGGGTTCAGAACCTACTCAAAATGCTGGCTATAGGGCATTAAGTTCATTGCAGCTTGCTAATAATGAGCATATTGTCAAATCTCTTTTTAGCCAACCGATATTTAGTTTAGGCTATGGGCCAACCGTAGATACTATAACTAGTGTAGATATTACTGATCCTAAATATAATCTTCGTTATAATAGAACTGTTGATTTACAGAGTTATAGAAGTAAGCCGACAGATTCACATCCTACTGGTAGGGCTATCGGAGAGCAAATTGTTGACGAGGTTGGATATCTGCCTGTTGATACTTTGGACAAGGATAGAGTTTCTAAGCCTACGGATCCGAAACCCAAGGTCAATGGTATTATGCTTGAGATGGGGCAGAGAATTATACCTTCTCAACCGAAGAAACAGATAGTGACTACTGAAGATAACAAACTTGTTACAGAAGATAATAAGGATATTACGACAGAGTGAGGTAACTGATATATGGCTGACGAATTACAACCTATTTCAATAACCGAGTTGCCTGAATCGGCTTCAATCGGCAGTAAAGCAGACTATGTACCCGTTGTGCATTATTCTGATGCTTATCAGGCAGGTGTGCAGACAGTAAAGGTACATCCGAGTATCTTCAATGCTTATGACAATAAGAAATCAAAGTTGAATGCCAAGAACTATCAAGATGCAATTGATGAGATTGTAAATCTGATGTCAGTAGGTCAGACTTTCTCCGCCCCATTAGCGCCTAATCCTAATGCAAATGAGATTATTGTACATACGGAACCGATACAGAACAACGGAGGTTAATTATGGGAAAGTTTTATAGTACACTTATTTCAGCCACAGATGTTACACAGCGAGCCACAAGCATAAGTAATTGGATTGATAACCTTGAAGGATTTTCTTCAACGGTTGTAAGTTATTCATCATCTGGAAGTGTATTTACATCAGCAAAGATAACTCTGGATGATACCAACATTGAAGTATTGTTTGGTATAGGAGCAAATAATATTAACGGAACTACAGTTTATGTGAAAAATGGTGATATCAAACTTTTACCTGATAATAAGAAAGGACCATCAGGTGCAGTTGCAGACATTTATATCGGTGCATATATTGATGAGAATTGCAGATTTCTTTCAATTAGACAGAGGCAAGCATTGAATGAATCTAATGGTGTTGAGGTGCTGTATTTAACAACTTCTACAGGCAATAATTTAATTGGATATGGTAAAAATGATACGGGCACATCCTCCAATCCTATAGATAGCCGAGATGTATTAGATGTTTCATCTTTAGTTTTTGAGGATGTAGATGATTCCGCCCGAGTACCTTATAAATACACTAATATGTTCCCTTATGTTGCAACAGCAGGAACTATTGACTTTACAAATGAAGCATTTTTCATTAATGGTGGATATAAAAAATTTGCCACAGATGCTCTAAAAGAGTGCTCTACTGTAACATTGTTATCTGGTCAGTCGCTCCCTACTGGTAACTGCGTTGCACTTGGGGTTCACTGTTTAGCTCCATTGGATGAGGAGGAGTAATATATGGGTACAATGAAATTCGCTGAAGTGGTTGAATCAACTAATAATGAAGTTGATTTTATGAAAAATGTTATAGCATACATAACTGGTATCAATAGTGCTATAACATGTCTCGATGATCTAGATGACGAATATGATGTAAGAACTGTAGGTACAGACCATATTCCGACATTTAGATTTTCATTCAATGGAAATCATATTTTAACCATTAGTAGGGGTGATAAACTTTCTGCAACATCATCTTGGATAAGTATTAGATTTATCAATAACGGCAATATAATTGCAACCAATTCCGTATATTATATGTATCGTGGAATAGGCTGGTCAATTGATGGTTTAAGACAATTCAAGATGTCATATATGGATTCTCCTGGAATATGCATATTAAACATTACAGGTTATAATACTAATCAATCTTTTACTGTTTTATTTGCAGAGTCTGAAAGTAGCAGTTATGGGGCATGTAAAACAGAGGCATCTACTTATACTATGTCAAACATATTTAATATTTCTCAATGTATATTATATGATAATTTAAACCCTGTACAAGGGAGTTTTCTTTCTAGATTTTCATATTCATCTATGCCAGGATATATTGATTATGTTAAAAGTGCTGTGTATGTAAATAACGGATTAAAGCAATTTGCTCTTAATTGTATTTATGACTGTACTACTGTAACTGTAGGCGATAATGTGCCACTTGATGATGGTCGGTATTATGCTGTAGGCCCACATCAAATAGTAAAAATTTCAGACAGCTAAATACCTCAATATATTATGATGCAAGGGTTTTGGGGATTATCGGTTCAGGTAGTTCCCAAACCTTTTATAAATTAAATAAGAAAAGAGGTATGACGATGTTGGAGAATTATCCACAGACAGCACAAGGTCAGGCGACTCCAGCTACGGCTGAAGATATCACTAGAGATAATGCAGGTATTACAAATCCTAATCTCCACAGAAGAATTGATAATTCTCTTGGAGATATCCCAATAACTTTTTCTGATTATCTGATAGCATCAGAAGATGACCATATTCTGATTTCAGGAGACGCTTTTGAGTTTTTGACTGAAAATACAGATTCTGAAAGTACTATTTACCCAAAGGCAGAATATGTCATATCTGTTTCAGGTGTAAATTCATATAGGATTACCAAAACTAATCCGCACAATGAAGAATCAGAAGATTCTGAAATCCCGTAAACCTTTTATAATAATGAAATTTTATTAAGGAGGAATATTCTCATGAAAAGAAAATTCACAAAATATCCGAGTAACTATGTGCAGGCTATGAGCCGACCTAAAATAGATATGGTTAAGCCATCTGAACTTGGTATGGATGTAGAACCTTATGACACGGGGCATGGTGTATATATTACTAATTATGTATGGGAAAATACTACATCAAAAACACTCTATCAGGCGATAGACAACGATGATGTAAGTATCTTAATCTCCGAGTTCCCAGATGGCAAATTTTGGTGGATTGAGAGTAGGGGATTATCCAACCAAGCATTTTCTGCACTTAAAAAGGAAATGAGCCGTTTATTCCCTAATAGTTCTTATTTAACATAAACATATGAGGAAATAACTCAATGAAAAGACAGTTTACTAAATATCCGAGTGGATATGTGAGGGCTTGGACTATGTATGGCGGCGGTCCGAGCTTGAGTGAATATGGAGATGCTGTTGATAAGTATCATAGGCATCTTGAAGAAGATTTCAGTCCTTTCAAAGTGTATGAGTATTGTACTGATGAGCATACTCCAGGGAATGCTAAGCTAATAATGCTTGGCGATCAGGAATGGTTATTTAGACTGCATCGTAGCTGGCAATGGGGACCAGAGGGTGATTTATATGGACCATATGAAGCAGGGTACTTTACTCCTGTAACACATTGCAGCTATTTTCCTGGTCTTCATAGGAGTAAATTCATACAGGAATTTCCGAGTTTAGAGGCCGCAATGACTTATCTGTATACGACATTAGATGTTGAGGAATAAAGGAAGTAATATGTCAAATACAATTAACCCATTAGACATATTAAAAAGATTAGATGTAAAGCAAAATGTTACGATTCGTGTTATCGATGAACCTACGGGTAAAGTGGTTCAAGAGCATATCGGACATAACGCGGCTACTAACTCTTTGCTTACAGGTATTGCACACTATCTCATGGGAGATGGTGTACTTAATCAAGGTCAAGATACCTTATCTATGTGGGTTCCTCAGTATATCTCATTAGGTACTATGGGTTTAACTTCACAGGTTTCTGAAGAATTATCAGATGGCAGTATTGTTCCTATGGCATTAGGTTATACTCCGGTTGCTCCTGATAGTGCTACTGATGAAGAAAAAAGATTAAATGCCGAATTGAGGTTTTCTGAATACATTAATCAGGCTCCCGGATTTGGAGCTGATGGGTATGACGAAAATTCTAATAATGATCGTGAGTGGTTTGGATTAGGTTATCCGTACTCTCTTAAACCTAATGCCTTAACCCAGGATTTTTATACTTCTGGAAATACTGAATATGTGCTTACCTCAATACCCCTTACTCAAAGCAAGGATAGTATTATTTCAGTAACTGTATATCCTGATCATGATGGTATTCCAGGGGTTATTAATCAAGATATCCATGACACCTCTGTTGTAAGGAGTGTATTGTCTGTCCGTGACTATAATATTGGTATCAATAATGATAATCAGTGGGTATTATCTTTGCCTAAAGGTGCTGAATATACTGGCAGAATTGCAGTTATTTATATGGTGGCTAGTTCAGATGCCGCTAATTGTGAATTAATTCAGGCAGAGGTAGATAAGAATAATAATATTGTTCCGCTTACATTAAGGTCTAAAATTTCATATAGGAATATGATTCCTGAATTTCAGAGTGAAGTTCCAAATACCCTTGATGTTATTTTTAGTGCAATGGTTTCTACCGGTGCATTAAAGAGTTACCGTGGGGATAATGACTACATCTATATTACTGAGGCTGGGCTTTGGTCTAGCCCTACATATAGTGATAGCGGAGATAACGGTATGCTTGCTGGTTATAGGTTAATGCCATCTGATGATGAGATTTTACCTGTCGCTACTGTTCAAGAATTTACAGGTGATGGTGAAACCGTTGCATTTACTTTTGAGCAGACTGCTATTTCTATTGATGCCGTAACCTTAAATGATGTACCTACTACTGACTATAATCTTGATATTGAAACTAATCAAATCGTGTTTAATTCCATTCCCGCTCAAGGAGTGGCTATATCAGTTACCTATGTATATGAAATAACTGATACTTGGAAAGATATGTCAGTTAAAGAAAACCGCGAGAAAGTTCAACGCGGTATATTAAGGGTTGGCATAAACCAGGTAGTTCAGGTTGTATGGAAATTACAGCTTGGTGGTTTGCAACAACTCAATGGATTAAGATATCTGTACCCATCACAATACCCGGAAGAAGTCTGGGAGTTGGTTTCTGCTGGAGTGTAATATGATTGCAGGTAACTATTCAGATTCTACAAGTCTACTTGACTATGAAGGCGAAGACGTTTGGGTTAAGTGCTATGGTCTAGATTTAGCTTGGGCATGCTACGTTAAGGTTTTGCGAGTTCAGAATCGGCATGGCAAATATCCTCAAATGAATTTTTATTCCATAGGACATTGGGTAGTAGATGATGGTGTACTTGAAATGCCTACAAAGGAAGAAGTTCTGGCAGAATTATGGTATCCGCACTGGGATTATGTTTGTAGATTTAAGATTATCCAACCTATTGAAGTCTGCACTACACAAGAACTTTTAGATATTATAAATTCTTGTGCAGATACACCATTCTAAATAAACCTTATATTAAAGTAGTAATATTATAAATATATTTATAAAGGAGAGTTCAGTTATGTATATTGATTTAAACTCAAACAGACTTGAATATGATGATGGTTACTGCGCTGACGGATATTGCGGTGATGTGTATGCCGCATCTGAAACCTCTGGTGCAGCTATGCGAAAGAAGAAAAGGATTGGTAAGGAAGGTGCAAAACTTCTGGCTACTGATGGTGAGTGGGAGCTTTGGCAGCCTACTACTTGGGAGGCATCTATCTATTTAGCTGGTCTTGGCGGACAAAAGGCAACTTGGGTTAATGCCTATTCTGGTGATGATCGTTGGTTTAGATATTATGCAGATAAAGGACCGTTCTATGTCTTCATCAATAAGTCAAATCCTGCTGAAAAATATCAATCACATCCCGCAACTAAATCTTGGTTCTTTGACGCAAAGGATAGAAATTTAGGTGAGCAGGCTCTTATTGATTTCTTAGATGAGCATCCTGCTTTTGCAGACTTCTTTGAAGTTGAGGATGACGTAGAAGCTTGTGGCGATATCAATGCCTCCACCAATATTGATGCAGCGGTCAAGTCTAAGTATGATAGTGTCCGTAAACTCCTTGGTGAAGATGAGTGGTATTACATTGAGGAATATATTATCAATGGTGATGGTAAGCACTCCCTCGAAGATATTATCTTTGATGAAAATGCTTGGGATGACTACTGTGACTGGAAGATGAAGAATTTCGGTAAGAAAGCTGCACTTTCCGCTGCTACAAGAATCATGGCAAAGAAGATTTTAGCTTCTACCAGAATTTGATTTTATCTAACGGAAGTATTATGCAATAGGCGGTAGGCTTATATAACCTATCGCCTATCTTATAAAAGAGGAACATAATTATGTATATCAATTGTGATTCATTTTTAGGTTGCTATGACAGTTTCTTTACGAGAGAGGATTTTAGTGAGTATATAGAATCCCCTCTTGAAGATATGTTTCAGCAGGATTTTGGGATTACCGCTAATTTTAGATGTTATTGTGATGATGACAAAACCATTGAAACAGACTGCGAGTTCAATGGTAATACATTTACCATATATACTAAAGTAGATTTTAGAAAAATCAGAAAGCCTAGTGATTTAGGTAATTATGCCTATACAATTTACCGCCAGATAATCGAAGAATACGGGGAATATTTAGGTATTGAGGTATGAAAAGATACATAAGGTCTGCAATATTAAATATTGGTGATGAAGGCTATGAAACTTTGCAAGAAATTGCAAGTGACGAAAATGCTTCCCCAGAAGTTTTAACGCAGATTGCTGAATTAAATAATACTGATCGCCATATGCATGCTATGCCATATGAAGAGTTAACAAGAAATCCTAATACCCCAGAATCTGTATTATGGGATATGTATAATCGGGACCGCTGGTTACGTACATATATTGCAAGTAATCCTAATATCTCTACTGAATTTATATCTGAAATGATTAATGATGTTATCAGTAAAGGTCATGATGATGACGAACTTTTTATTCAGTTAAGCTATAACCCAAGAACTACTGCAAAGCAACTAAAACAAATTGCAGATTATATATTGCCTAGGGGTAATGCTGAACATGTATTTTGGTATTTAATAGACAATGATAAACTTCCGGCTTCTGCCATACAAAAACTTGTTCATCATAGAAAATTTGCTTGGATGTCAAGTTCTTTCATATATAAAGCTCATGATCATCCAAATGCCACACCTGCAATTAAATCATTTTTAGAGCAACAATATAGGAGTTATTTCAGATGAAACGCTATATTAAATCTGCCATATATAATATTACTGATGAAGATTATAATACTAGGTGGGAGTTGGCAAAATCTCCAGATACATCACCTGAAATTCTGACTCAATTAGCAGAAGATTATGAACCGCAAATATCTTATAAGGCATTATGTAATCCAAGTACTCCTCCAGAAGTATTGAAAAAGTTTGTAGATATTGCTCCAAATTCTTATAACTATAGTGGTACAAAAGCAGAGCTTGCAATGACAAACCCCAGTATGCCAGTAGAGGTGCTATCAAATTTAGATAAATATAAGCATTTGTGGGATGTCATTGCTGTAAATAAAAATACTCCTACAAAGACTTTAGTACGATTAATTGAATTGGCAGATTCTATGCATGATTTACAATTATTAAGCCATATTGCTATGAATCCTAATGCACCAAAACAATTCTTATTGCGAATGATTAATACTGATAGCCGCCCAAATCATTGTGCATTAGCCAAAAATCCAAAACTCTCTCATACTATGCAAGTAAAGCTGGCTAGAAGTGATGATCGTTGGGTAAGAGAAAATCTTGCAAGTAATCCAGGAGTTGCTACTGATATTTTGCAAAAACTTTGTAGTGATGCAGATAGAACAGTACGTGACTATGCTGAGCTTAATTTAGATGCTCGTGGACTACTATAACCTTTTATAAAAATAACTATTATTATTTGTAGGTATATTATGACGAGAAGATTTACTAAATATCCCCAGTACATAAGAGCTTCTATTTATTACAATACTCAAAATCTACCTAGACAGGACTATAAGATTATTTCTCATCAGGAAACGGCTGGTAAGTGGACTAGCAAGAAAATGATGGAGCAGGCTATGTATCCTTGGAAGAATATTCAACCTGACCGCATAGTTGCTTATTATGAACTTCTCGGAGATGATGGAAAGATTTATCGTGTTGACGGAGCAACCTTAAAGATGGCATTAATGCATAGATTTATTTCTGTTACGAATGCAAGAATTGCAGGTTATGACGTAATGTATTGGGGGAAATAAGGTGAGGAAGTTTACAAAATATCCTTCAAATTATGTTAAAGCAGCCATTGATTCAGAATTGGCACTTATCCAATCTGATTTTTGGTATTTTCTCGGAGATTGTCTTGATGGTGTGTTTGACGCTGTAGAGCAGAGAAAACATATAGTTGACCAAGATTTAGATGAAGATACCCAGGATATCATAATTCATTGTGCTGACGGGACTTATTACCGTCTCCCTCGTGAAGAATATTTAGAGGTCTTTCAGTATGCTTATGATACCTATGGCGAGGACTATGATAAATGCGTGTCTGCTTTATTGGGTACTGTATTACCTTGGGATCCTAATGATACTTATATGTTAGGTAGCGGGAAATATAGGTTAGGTAGTGGGGAAGATACATAACTATGTAATCTAAACCTTTATTATAAATAATATAATTAGTGATAAGGAATATAATTATGAAGATGTATATTAAAGCAGCATTTGATTCTTCTATGCCAGAATGGTTACGTATAAAGAATGATAATAATGAAATTGCTCGTTCCTATCTAACTGGTAATTACTCTATGAGTGAGGCAAAATTTTATGATACTCCCCAGCCAGATAGCGTTATGATACAAATGCTATATGAAGTATATAAGTCAGAATCCAATTGGAGAGGCGAGTATAAATCTTCTGGGCAATCTGTAGTTTTTGTCCCACAATGTGCATCTGCTTATGATAATTACTGGATTAGGTCAGGAGATAAATACAGACGACTTTCAACATCGGCAAAGTCTAAAATTGCTGAACATGTAGTAGATACTATTTACATGGTTGCCCCTAAAATCCAGGATAAACGAAAGGATCGTACTTATGTAGATCCTAGGTATAAGTCTGTATGGGATGACAGTAGGAAATCAACTACATGGCAGTATAAAGGACAAATTCCACAATACAATAGCAGATATAATCCTGATACTAGAAAATATGAGCCAGAATCTGAACCATATGCATGGGCCACCCAGTCTGATAATTACTGGGGTGGTTCCAAGCGAGATAAATCCGGTTATATAATTCCTGATCCAAAAGAACTTTATGAGAAGCTTTATGAGAGATTCCCAGATAGGGCAAATAGAAAGCTTGATAATGCCAGAACTATTTTAGAAGAATATTATGATAAGCTTGTTGATGCTAGGCAGGCTGTATTTGATGCTTTTGATATCCGCCACGGTAAGACTGTTGATCATTATGGCAATGCTTATGATAATGTATTCTATTATCTTAACAGTGCAATTAATGAATATGGTTATATGTGTAAAGGTTTAGAAAAGTGCATTTCAGAAGATGGTGTTGCAGATTCTGTTGCATTGTCTAACTATCTTAATGGTAGGGATTCATCTGGGATTCAGCACTATCGTAGCAATATAGATACGAATCTTACTAAGTTGTACAGACGCCTTGGAATTGAGAGGTAAAGAAAGGAGTGCTACAAATGGATAATAATGAAATCTTATTAACCCCAGCTGCATTACTGGATTTTCTTCGTCAAGTAGATGAACTTGCTGATAAAGATATTTCAGTAGATGATACTGGCTCGGCATTAAATATTACTATTGGAAATTCTTCATATTCTATTGATTTTGATAATGCAGAAACCGTAGAGGTTCCTGACGATACTGTAGAAGAAGTTGCTGAAATCAATGAATCCACTTTTGAAGAACTCGATGATGTTGAATACACAGAGTTGGATGATGAGGATGTAGTTGAGGGTGGTCTTATTAAAGAAGCCCTTAAAACTCTTGCTGTGGGTGGACTAGTAAGACTTGCCGGTAAGATTATGGGCAAGGATGTTGCAGATAGTTTATTAAAGAAATAATCATAGATAACCTTTTATATTAAATATAAATATACATATTTACATATCTTTAAGGAGATGATAAATAATGGCTAAAAGGGCAATTAAATCGAACATTATTGCAGAAGCTACTACAAATAATACAATTCTTGGTACTTTCACCGGAAAGTGTTGTGATGCTGCTGTTGTAAATAACAATGATATGAAACTTGACAGGGAACTGTTCGAAAAACTCATAAAGTCAGAAGAATACAAGGATGCTATGGAACACCGTTACTATATCGGTTTCCTCGGACACCCAGAAGATCCTAATTGCCAAGATTTTAAAGATGGTTGTATTGTTATGACTTCTATGGAAATCAAGGACAATGATGAAATTTATGGTACATTTGATTTAATTGATACCCCGGTAGGTCGGGTTGTTAAATCCTTTATTGATGCAGGTGTTCAGTTCGGTATCTCCATTAGGGGTGCCGGTGATGTTGATGCTCAGGGCAATGTAGATCCTGATACATTCATTTTCAGAGGTTTTGACCTTGTTGCTTTCCCTGCATACAATGATGCAGTACCAGAATTTATTGAAATCGCAGCATCTGCTGATCCTAAATATAAAAAGATTAAGGCCGCTATTGATAGTAACTTAAAATACATTACTTCTTCTACAGCTATTGAAGAAATTCAGGCTAACCTTAATCCCCATTCCGCAGAGTACAAGAAACTTGAAGCTCGCAAGTTAGATATTGGCGTTAGCCCGGATGAAGAATCAGAAGATTCTGATTTAGACGAAATTACTGCCAAGAAACTTGAGGCTATGACTGATATGTATATCGAGGAGTGTGAGAGAAATCAGCAGTTAGAGTCAGCATTAGCATCTACAAGAGTAGAATTAAAGTCTGTGAAAGCCTCTTATGAGAGAAAGTTCAAGAGCTTAAAGAGAATTACCGCAAGCCAGAATGATTTAATGCAGAAAAGACTTGAAAAGGTAATGGCTTCAAATGATACACTTGATTCTGAACTGAGAATTGCTAACAGAAAACTCAAAAGAATTAAGGCAAGTAAACAGGTTTTAGCAGAGGAAAATTCCGAAATATCTAAGGAATTATCTAATGCAAATAAAAATAACCTTATATATAAACAGAAGATTGAAAGTTCTTCGGCAGATATTGAGAATAAAGATGCCACGATCTCAGGTTTGCGTGAGAAGTTGAACAAAACCGTTGTTGCAAGTACAAACGCACAAAGAGATGCATCAAACCGTGATGAAGAAGTGAAGCAACTTAAATCTCAATTATCGTCCTCAAATAAAACTATTTCAGATCTTGAATCCAGAGTAGTTGCATGTGAGGAATTGTTACATCAGTATCAGCAGGCTTATGCTGATTTCTATGCAACAGCCAGAGGAATTTCTGTATCTGGGTTGCCTGTAACGGCATCTACATCGGTACGCGATTTGGAAAACTTAATCCAAGGAGCTACGAACGCCGCCAATGTCGGAGTTACACCTATGTATAACATAGACGAAGATGACTTCGTTGGAACTCCCATTGATGTTGTTGACGATATAGATGGTACAGATTTGGCAACACTATAAAACTATACTTACACATAGGAGAAACAAAACTATGGCTATTAAGAAGACAACTCGCAGAGTTATGCCCTCTGCACGTGTTACAGCGTCTAGCCGTATGCCCGCTCGCAGACCTATGGGTTATTCTGCACCTCGTTCTATTAATGCAGGTACATCTATCACTTCTAGTGCTAGATCCAGAATGGCTCGTTCACAGGCTGGTATTCAGGCTTCCACACTTAAACTTACACCTGAGCAGAGAATTTTCGCTAATCAGCTTATGTCTAACACAAAGAGAATGAGCGTTATGGGTGCTACAAACACCAACAATATCATGGCTCGCCCTGATTTTGTTAACCTCCTTCCTCTGTTCGTTCAGAAGCTCCTTGTTCTCGATGTTTTCGGTTCAGTTGCAATGAAGTCTCGTCAGCAGATCATCCCTTACTTCAAGGTTATGGCTGAGAACGCAAAGGGTGTTACTAATGCTGGTGATATCCTTAACAGCCCCTTCGTTAACCGTCAGGGTCTTGATCCCAACTTTGGTGGCAGGGTTGTTAAGAATGAAGCAGTTGCATCTAACACAATCGCTTACACACCTATCCTTCCCGGTTCTGTTACTATTGAAGTTACTTCTGGTGCTGCAACAACAAAGTATGTTGATGATAGCAATGGCGGTTTTGTAGATGCTTCTGGTGCGCCTCTTTCTGGTGCTACAATTAACTATGCTACTGGCGCTCTTGCTGGTATCACAGGTGATGTTTCTGCAACATATGAATATGACAATGAGACCGTTGGCCCGGATGACAATGGCAGATATGGTGCCAAGATGGGCAAGGTTTACTTAATGCAGGATGAGATTAACCTCATTGCAAAGGCTCATGAACTTGCTTGCTACTGGTCAGTTTACTCCGCATTTGCTGCATCTACAGAGTGGGGCACAAACATCGGAGATATGGCTAAGGAAGCAGCTATGTCTGAACTCACCGCAGAGATTAACTCTGAGTGCTTCAAGCAGCTCGCTGACGCAGCTACATACAAGCCTCAGTTCAACTGGGATGCTGCTCCTGTTCTTTCCGGTGCAGTTGTTCCTTCCGACTACCTCAACATGTTCAAGTTAAAGCTTGGTCAGGCTGCTGCATCTATCTATCAGCAGACAAGACTTGCAAGACCTAACAAGCTCATCGTTGGTACAACGGCTGCTGAATATCTCCAGATGATTGACGGTTTCGTTGCTGATTCTACAAACGATACAGTTGGACCTTACAAGCTTGGTAAGCTCGGACAGTTCGATACTATCATCGTTGATCCTAACTATGATCCGAATACTTGGGTAATGCTCTGCAAGGGTGCAGACATCCAGCACAGCTCGGCACTCTTTGGTGAGTATATGCCGATGGTTGATACGGGTGTTATCGGTACAGCTGATATGCTCGCTCAGACTGGTGTTGCAACAATGTACTCTTCTGAGATCGTTAACCCTGGTACTATCGTATCTGGTAAGATTCTCGGCACTTTCTAATCTTGAATTAGAACTAATAGTTGCCAACTTCTGACCAAGGTTGGCAACTCTAAATAAATCGCTAAATTTCACTTCGACATAAATGCACCCTGGAGAAATCCAGGGTGTTTATTTTGATAATCGTTATAATAGATAATAACTACATATCAAAACTTCAATTGGAGATATATTATGAAACCGAATAAGAAAAAGAAAACACAGCATTATATGCAGAAACAGGAGTGGATTAGGATAGGCGAGCGTCTTAATTTAAGAACTCCTACATATAGATGCAACCTGTGTGGCAGATATATTGCTGTTCCTTATGGCAAGGCAATGCCCAAACATTGCAGTTGTGATACCTTACATATCCTATACAAGGCAATTATGCCAAATCACCACTAATTCAATTATCTGATACCTTTTGCTCTAATAACCTTTTATAGTATTGAATTATCTTTGCTATAGGAGTAATTATGCAAGCACATAAATTTGAAGATGGTGCATATCTATGTATTCTCGGTAATGACGGTGGATCTGCCGGGGATTATGAAGTTTATTCTTGTGATAATAAACAAGAAGTATTCAAAGTACTCACTCAAAGAATTAAGGATGAAGTGGCATATCAATGTGCAGATGGTTATGAATTTTTTAGCAACCCTGATGAAATTGAAGCATATGTAACTATGCTTCAAGATTCTGACACTATTCAAAATCCTGCGATTATAAAAGATTGCTATGAAACCTTCTTTGCAGATTGCTGGTGGTTCAAAGTAATTGATAGTTATGGCGAAGTCTGGTTTGAGAGAGAACGCTGATTTATGAAGAGGTATATCCGAGCCAGTTTTGCTGATGATTTGTCAGATATTCCGCCGATTGCTAAAAATTCAGATGAATATAAGAAATTAGAGTCTGACATATGGCAAGAATATAAAAGCATTTGTCCATACTATATTTATGAGGATTTGTTTAATTTCTTTTACAATGGTAGGTGGAAGAATACTGATAATGGGATTCAATTTATCACAACTACCTGGATGACGCCTGAAGATAATTTATCAGAATATAATGAAGATATATTAAAACCAGTTCCACTTGAATATGTATATCGTGCCGTAAGTATCCCTGAATATGAGTACATATTAAAGACTGGTCAGATCAAGTCTAACTTATCTATGAATCTGGGAGATGAAGTTACGCGAGGTTTAACTTGTTATCACAAGTCATTTCCTGGGTGGTATCTTCCTGAAAATGGTGGTTACATACTGAAAGTAAAGGTTACACCTGATATGTTTCTTGATGACCGGGATGAGTATATCAAAACCGCTTCTCCCGTAAGTATAAATAACATAGTAGAGGTTAACGGAATATCTGTATAAGATTGGAGTGAGCATATGAAGAGATATGTTAAATCTGCCATAATGTCTTTGAAAGATGAGGATCCCCGTGCCGTTGTTAGCATCTTACAGAAAGATGCTGATGTTGAAACACTAGAAGAACTTATGGATAATCCAAATTTGAGTTGGGTTATTAAGTTAGCAATAATTGAAAGTGATAATGTAACTAGGGAGTTGCTTGTTAGGTTAAGCAAAGATTCTAATCGTACTGTAAGTCAGGCTGCTAATTATAGATTAAATTCGGAGAAATACTAATGAAAAGATATATTAAATCCGCAATAAGTGATATTAGTCATGAAGATTATTTAACTCGATTTGCGATTGCAAAATCTCCAGATACAGATATTGATACATTAAAGAAGTTAGCTTTAGATGATTCACCATTAGTTAGATTTGGGGTGTATAGCAATCCTAACATCACTTCAGAAATTAGGATGGCATTATATCAAAAAGATATGAGCATTTACCATACTAACTATCGAGTATTTTGTCATAGTGATACTGCAGACAAAGAAAAGATTTCTAATATTGTGGAAAATGCGGTAGAAGATATGGCAATATGTACCAGCACCCCTTATGTTAGTGTACCTACTTTAGCATTAGCAAAAGGTACTTTATGTATTGATGGCAGCTTTGATACTCTAAATATTGGGGATTATGCAGGAGAAACTGTGGAACATATCAAAAAAGCATTAGAGAATGCTGGTTATCATGTTATAATTGGATATCTTTGCTGGTAGGAAGAAATGGTATGAAATGTTACATCAAATCAGCAATAGAAAATATTTATACCTTTGCAATAGTATAATATAATGTAATATAAATATTGTATTTTATCTTCATAGTCGTTATAATATAGTTGAAGAAACTATGAAAGGAGATAGCGATTATGAAGATTTTATATTTGCATAATTTTGGTGATGCTGAAAGAGATAGCCACTATGATGTATTGCATAGGCTGTTTCCTAATGCAGATATTGCTACCATAGATACTAACTATACAGAAGCCCCAGTACTTGATCAGATTTTTGATTATGAGTGTATGAGAGATGTTGATTGTGTTGTCGGTAATGGATTTGGCGGTTTCCTTGCCTATATTGCAGGCATTGCAAATAACACTAAAACTATTCTGATTAACCCTTATATTCCTATGAGTGAGTATCTGACAGAAATTCCTTATATGAATGAAAACCGAGAAATTTTTAATTCTCTCTGGCAGAATAATAGGGGGAAGAATATGTACTGTTCAGTATTACTTGACACCAAAACTAAAATCCCGGATTTAGATAAGACCTTTAATGAGTTAAAGGATATTGCAAATGTTCGTATTCATTGTGATGCGGAATCCTTGGTTTATAGCAAAGTCTATGAGAGTTGGTTAAAGGCAACTATAACAGATAACTAAACCTTATATACATATATAAATATTTATATTAAGGTGGTTTACTATGTCTAGACATTTTAGGGTAGATGCGTCCCAAAAAATTCAGGCAGCTCCTGTGGATTTTGGTATGCTAGATTCTATGCGCCCACTGTCGCATGATGTTGCATTAGATTTATTTGAACAACATCGTGAATCCCTTATTGCTTATGCTGATGCCAAATTTGAAGAAGTTGCAAATCAGATAAATTCTGATATAAGGGAGATCTATTCTAAATATCTTTATAATAATGATGATGCTATCGGCGAGTTTTTAAACATCCTTTATGAACTTAGCTGTGATATCAATATTCAGTCTAATATACTTAATGGGTTACAATACCATGCATATAATGATGGTAATATATTAACTGAATTGTTTGTCCCCCGTGATGAAATAGAAATTGAAACCCCAGATGTTGGTTTTATTTTGTGGACAGACGAGGCAGACATTGGAGATTCATTAGAAGTAGATCATTGTGATGGTTCTAGCTTTATAGAAGGCGGTTTAGAGATTATTTTCTGTTCAGCCGCAGATGATTTTTATAGAAAGCAAGTAACTGCTGATACTCTAATCAGTACTTGTCAGCAAATAATCTATGAATATGCTGAATTTGTAGACGCACAATTTTCTAAAGCATTGGAAGATGCCGTAACGAAATTTTTTGAGCAGGTACAAGATTAAGGCTTATGAATTTTAAATAAGGAGATAACCATATGGCAAAGAAATTTACAGTAGATGTTCACAAGAAGAAAGTACAGGCTTCATATTTCAGCAGAGAAGTCAGAGCTGCTAAGGAGAAAGAAATTGAAGATCCTAGACTTCAGCAGGCTGCTGATTTACAAGACAGAGTTGAAGATGACTTTGATTATGTCATTTCTGGTATTGAAAGACTTGGCAGAGAGGGAAATCTTGATGAGTCCCTTAATCTCTTAAATACTCTGGCCTCTACTCTGGATTCTGCTATCAGCATTATCGGTGGTGAGTTTAGAGATAATAAGGCTATCGATTCTTATACAGATCAGTTTGATGATTACACAGGTATTTAATTATGAAAATATACATTAAAAATTCTTATTCTGTTCCAGTAGCCAATGAGTGTGTTCCTAGTTGGCAATTTAGCAAGGCAGACTTTTCAGGATCATTTAAGGAATTAGTCAGAAATATTAAAAGTAATCTGGCAAATCTTGATTTTGTTACTAGTGTAGGTACTTCTGGATTTGAGCCTATCAATACTGACATATTTGCTTTGGATATCGATATACAGATGAACAAGGATCTTGACGAGTTATCTGATACTGAAATTGATGCTATTGAAGATTGCGGTCTTGAATTTGGTGGTAAGAACTTTGAGGTCTGATTTTCTATATGAAATTAATGCATACTACTACAACAGAATTGAATACCCGGAACTTCAATAAGCTTTCTGATAGGATTATTGAATCTCTTTATGCATTAAATTCTGATTTACAAGAGTTGTATGATATTCATATCAACTACATTGAAGATGCTTGGCAAATAGATTTTGTTCCAGTAGTAGATAATATTCCGGTAATCAAAGTAGAAACTTATACTGACTACAATGATCAGGGGCACGAGATATTAAGGATTACTCCGCGTATCTTATCTGATATGCCCAGAGAGTTAACATTTAGGAATGAAGATAAGTCATATGATTTATGTATGAACTATGTAACTATTTTTGAGTCCATATTATCCCTATATGATTTTGCATACAGATTAAATTAAGGGTATTCTATGAAGAGATATATTAAATCTGCTATTGTGAATATCGGTGATGAGGATTTAGGCGTTCAATTAGAGTTCCTCAAGCACAATGCTGATGTAGAAGATTTGGAACCTATAATTAAGTCTAATCCTGCTATGGCATTAGAGGTTGCGTCTAATCCTAATCTTTCAGAATCCTTAATTAGACAAATCTGGGAAACCTATAAATTTAGGGCATCTAACTCTCTTGCCAAGAACCCTAATACCCCAGCTGACATTCTAGACCAAATTGTTGATTCAGAATCCCGTGATATGGTTTTGATATCTGTAGCAAAGAATCCAAATACAGCAGCAGAAACATTACAACGGTTATTGATAAATAAAAATACTAATCTTAAATTAGCTATAATAAAAAACCCAAATACTACAGTAGATATGCTACGTCGTTTAACTAGGTACCCAAATGCTTTGATTAAGCGAGCTGCTATTGACACTTTATGGCAACGCGGGGAGCATATATGAAGAGATACATACGAGCAGCAATTCGTTCTATTGATGATATGGATATGGATGAACTTACACTATTGTGTGAGGATCCAAATGCATCAAAAGAAGATTTATTAGCTGTCTTACAGCGTATGCGGGAACATATTCTTCCGCCGGGCATGTTTTCACAACTACTTATTAGCATTATATGTAATCCAAATATTACTGAATCTGATATTCCGTCAGAATTATTATCAGATTTATATGTTCAACGAAGTATATTAAGTAGTGATAATGCTCCCTCATGGTTTTTAGCTATGATTTATAGGGAAAATCCGAAATATCTATATGTGAGTAATGACCCAAGTGGCTATAGTATGTATATGTTAGATTTAGTTCGCCACCCAAATCTGCCAGAAGATATTCGTAAGGAAATTGTGGATAGGTTTCCAGATATTGTAGACGGGCAGACTTTATTTGAGTTTGCCTTCACAGATATAGATTTTTTGAGTGATTCTGATATGGACAATATCGAAAAGATTGTTCAGAGTACAGTTAGTAAGCATCCTGAACTAACCGATCCAACGAATTGCACTAT